GCTGAGATATTTTCGCACCCTATTGGACGGTTTTGATTCGTGATACTCGATGGATTGCACGCCGGTGCCGTTCGGCTCCGGTTGGCGAATGTCCAATCGCCACGGTGACGGCATCATCATCGTCACGTGGTATCAGATCGTGGACAACGACGGCGACGGGGCCGCCGACGGCTGGATCCACGCTTCGATGAGCCGCCGCGAGCGCGTGCCGTCCTACGAGGACTTGAAGCAGCTACACCGGGCGGCGTTTCCTGGCTGGGCTTACAGCGTGTGGGCACCGCCGAGCGAGCACGTCAACGAACATGAATTCGTCTTGCATCTGTTCGGCCCGACGGACGGGCAGCGTCGGCTGCCAGACTTCACGTTTGGCATGCACACGATCTAGCCCGGCGGCCGGCCGCCGCCGTCGGACAGCATGATCAGCACGAATACGCCGATCAGCAGCACCAGCAGCCACCCACCTAGATCGATCACAACGCGAGTCTAATTCGGACAGTGCTCTAGCATTGTCCACATGGGACGGACAGCGCGCCCGGACGGCCGCCCCGTCAACGGGCCAAACGTCAAACGCTACAACGCCGCCGTGTTCGCGGCGTTCGGCTCCACCTGCCACCTGTGCGGGCGGCCCGGTGCCGACACCGTTGACCACATCGTGCCCACCAGCCACGATCCGGCGCGCCGGTGGGATGTCGACAATGGACGGCCCGCGCACCGCTCGTGCAACTCGGCGCGCGGCGACAGCCCGGCACCGGCCGAATACCACGCGGAGCGCTGGTGAGCGTCCGCGCCGCGCTCGAACGCGGCCACCGGGACGCGATCGAGCAGCTCGCCGGCCAGCTCGCCGCAGAGATCGACGCCGCCGAGTCGCACCGGGACCGGCTGCCGCTGGTGCGCGCCTTCCTCGCTACGGTGGCGCAGCTTGAGGCGATCGACGCGGCGGCCCGCCGGCACGCGGTCACGTCGGTGGTGCCGGCCACTGTGGAGCCAGTCGACGAGCTGCTCGCGCGAAGGGTGCAGCGCCGTGCCCGCCGCTAGCCTGATCGGCGCGCAGCGGGCCACCCGCCGCATGTTGCCGCGCGGCCGGGCCGACGGCGACGCCGCCGAGCTGGCCCGGCTCGCCGGCCTGCCGCTGGATCCGTGGCAGGACGAGATCATCACCGAATCGTCACGTTCCACATCGGACACGTGGGCCGCGTTCGAAGTCGTGGCCATGGTGCCGCGCCAGAACGGCAAGTCGTATCTGGTGCCGGCGCGGGCGCTCGCCGGGGCGCTGCTGTACGGCGAGAAACTGATCCTCTATTCGGCGCACGAGTACCGCACCGCGCAGGAAACCTGGCGGCTCATGCGCGACGTCTGCGAAACCGATGCGATCGCCAAGCACGTCAAGCGGGTCCGCGTCACGGCCGGCGGCGAGCAGATCGAATTCCACAATGGAGCCCGTTTCAAAATGATCGCCCGCACGCGCACGTCCGGGCGCGGCTTCAGCCCCGACTGTCTGATCATGGATGAGGCGTTCGCCGTGTCGGCCGACGTGATGGCCGCGCTGCTGCCGTCCGTGGCCGCGCGCCCCAACCCGCAGGTGTGGTACCTGTCGTCGGCCGGCACATACGAGTCCGAAGTGTTGATGTCGCTGCGTCGTCGCGGCCACAGTGGAGCGTCGCCGCGCCTCGCGTATTGGGAATGGTGCGCCGACGAAACGGACGACTACCGGGACCCGCGCGTACACGCAGCCACGAATCCTGCCTACGGCCGCCGGCTCATGCCGGACGCGGTGCTGCGCGAGCTGGACTCGCTGTCTCGTCGCACGTTCGCACGCGAACGGCTCGGCGTGTGGAGTGAGTCCACAGCGGACACCGTGCTCGACGAAGACACCGTCAACGCGCTCACCGTGGATGTGCCGGCCCCGCCCACGGACGGCCGCCCCATCGGGTGGGGATGCGACGCGGCATGGGATCGCACCAGCGCCGCGATCGCCGCCGCCTTCCACGGTGACGACGGCCGGCCGGTGCTCGTACTTGTCGACGCGCGGCCCGGTGCAGGTTGGCTTCCCGAGCGGCTCGGGGATCTCGCCGCCCGGTACACAGTGGACGGTGTGGCGTTCGATGCGCGTGGCGGGCTCGTCGATCTCATGGATCAGGCGGAGCGGCTGCACGACGTGGCGCAGTTGCCGCTGAAGTTCGGCGCGTACCCGTCCGCGTGCGCGGCGCTGGCGCAGCGCGTCACAGACGGCGGGATCCACTTCGGACGTTCGCCGCTGCTGCTCGCCGACGCGATCCACGCGACGGCGGCGGCGCTGCCGGCCGGATGGGTTTGGGATCGCAAGGTTGCCACGCCGCCGACGCATCTGATCGCAGCGACGGCCGCGCTGTGGGCTTTGGAGCACAACGACGGCGGCGGGGTAGCCGTCTACTAGGGAGGCACCGATGGGACTGTTCAGGCGCGCCAACGCCGGCTCGACGGTGCCGCCCAACCGGCTGCCGCCCGGCGCGGCGCTGGAGCCCGGCGGCCGGCGTCGTGTCGGCCCCGGCGGCGGCAGCTGGTGGGGCGGCGGCCCGCGCTGGTTTGTTGGCGGCAGCCGTGGCCCGACGAATGTCGAGATTGGACGGCCGGGCGATTTCGTTGACGGCGGCGACGGCACCGCACAGCCCGGCGACGCGGGCTTTCCGACGGCGGCCCGATGGCCGGGCTACCCGTCACAGTGGACACCGCCGTACTACGACACCGGCGGCGGGTTCACCGGCGGCTACGGCTACCCGGGCGGCACGTCGATAGGTTGGTCGGGCGGCCCGTTCAACGGTGGCACCGGCCTGATCGGGCGCGTGTCCACAGTGTTCGCATGCACCGACCTGATCTCGCGCACGCTCGCCACGATGGGGATCAAGGCGATGCAGAACGGGCAGCCTATCCCGCCACCCGACTGGGCCGACAACCCGGAGCCGGAAATCTACACGTCCATTGTGGAGGCGATACAGGCGCTCGTTAACTCGCTGCTGCACCGTGGCGAAGCCCTCGTCGCACCCACAGCCCGCGATCCGGTCACCGGCGACGTGGCTAGGTGGGTTGTCATCAACCCCGACTATGTCGACATCGAAGCCGGCGCGGACGGCCTGCCCCGCTACTCGTTGGGTGGGATCCCCATCGCACGGGGCGACATCCTCCACATTAGATATCAGACGTGGCCCGGCAACGTGCGCGGCGTCGGCCCGCTCGAATCGTGCTGGCGCAACGTGATCAGCGCCGACGCGATGCAATCGTGGGGCACGCAGCTCGCCACCGACAACGGCATCCCCACGGCGGTGCTGCAGTCGGAGACGAAGCTGACGAAGGATCAGGCCGCCGCCGTGAAAGCGTCATGGGCCGAAGCGACAATGTCGCGCGGGATCCTGCCCGCAGTCCTCTCTGGAGGGTTGACGTATTCGCCGCTGAACTTCAAACCCGAAGACGTCGGCCTGATCGCGCTCCGCGAATTCGACGAGGCCCGCATCGCATCCACGTTCGGTGTGCCGCTGTGGCTTGTCGGCCTGCCCGTCAACGACGGGCTCACGTATTCCACTGTGGAAGGTAACTTCGAATACTTTTGGCGGGCCACGCTGCGGCCGATCGCGTACAACATTTCGTGCGCGTTCTCCGGGTGGGCTTTGCCGCGCGGGGTGACGATGCGGTTCGAGTCGGAGCAGGTCACCGGGCCGTCCATTGGGGACCGCGCCACGATCTACCAGACGCTGATCGGGGCAGGCGTGATCACCCCACCGGAGGCGCGGCTCATGGAGCACCTGCCGCCCGAGCCGGTGACGGACCCGACGCTTATCGGCGGCTACCGAAACGAAGGGATCTAGGCGATGGGCGTTCGATACGTGCGCGCGTTCGACGACGCGTTCACAGTGGAAGGTGATGGCCGCACCGTCATCGGCCGGATCGTCCCCTATGGAGAGACGATCGACTTCTACGACATGTGGACCGGCGAGATGAAGCGGGAGCGTTTCGTGCCCGGCGCGTTCGCGAAACAGTCGTCGCCGGGCGCGTGGTCCCGCGTGCGGCTCGCGCACGAACACGACGACGGCTTCACGAACAACCTGGGTTACGGCCGCTCCATTGAGGACCGCGAGGACGGCGCGTACGCCACGTTCCGGCTGTACGAGCCGGACGCAGTCAAAACCCGCGAGATGATCGAACACAGCCATGGCGGGTTGTCGCTCGAATTCGAGCCGCGCGGCCGTGAACAGACCGACGCTGACGGTGTCGTGGTCCGCGACAACGTTCATGTGCATCGCGTCGGCATCACACCCGATCCGGCGTACCGTGGCGCGAAGGTTCTCGGTGTCCGCGAGTCCGATGTGGAGCGAGCGCCGACGCCGCTGCTGGATGATGTGCGGGCAATGCTCGCGGAGCTGCGGCGGGGCGCGCCGTGAGGACTGGCAGGCTCGATGTCGAAGTGTTCACCGGCGCGCAGTGGACGGTCGACGTGCAGCTCGTCAAGCCCGGCACGCCGGTGGCTGTGGAGACTGCGTTGCCGGGGCGCTGGTATCTCGATGGCGTGCCGGTGCCTGTCCACAGTGTCCGGGACATGGGCAACGGCTGGGTGGCGCTGCAGCTCGGCGACGGGCTGTACGGCGAGCCGTCCACGCAGATCCCGGTCGGCTCGCTGATCGCGCCAGCCGAGCCGGTGGTCGCGCTCGACGCGGCCGCCGGCTTCGCCGTCGCGGTGCCCGGCGTAGGCGTGGATGATCCGCCCACCATGGACACGATCGAGATCCCGGCCACGATCAGCCCGGACGGTGCGACGGTCACGCTGCAGCTCGACGCTGACGCGACGGTGCTGCTCTCCGACAGCATCGGCGCGTACTCGTGGGATCTGTACGTGCAGACGGCAGCCGACGACTGGCAGCGCTGCCTCGAAGGCACGTTCACGATTTCGAAAGGTGACGCGCGATGATCGTTGTGAACGACGATGCGGCGATCGTGTCCATGGTGGACGAGACGACGAAGCTGGTGTCACTGCCCGGCGGTGTCGGCCCGGCCGGCCCGCCGGGGCCGCCCGGCGTCGACGGTGCGGATGGGGCTCTCGGCCCGGCGGGGCCGCCCGGCGCGGACTCCACAGTGCCCGGCCCGACAGGTCCGACGGGGCCCGCCGGTGCGCAAGGGCCGCAAGGCGTGGCAGGTCCGCAAGGCGTGGCAGGTCCGCAAGGGATCCCCGGCGTCGACGGCTCGCCGTTGGCGCTGTCGCCGATGCTGCCCGGCCGATGGTGGCCCGTCGCGCCAGCAACTGGTGCCGCGAGTGTCGCCCAGGGCGTCGGGACGATCACGTGGCAACCACTGTGGACTGGCGCTGCCAGCCGCATCCTCGGCGTCAGCTTCGGTGTGCAAGCCATCCAGGATACCGCCGGCAACAAGATACATTTCGCTCTATACGCTGACAGCGGCTCCATCACACCGGCCGCGAAGCTCGTCGATCTAGGCAACGTCGACACAACGACGGTTGCCGCCAACGCGACAGTTCAGCTCGCGTGTGACGTGCCGGTGACGCCGAAGACTCTCGTGTGGATCGCAGCCATGATACTGGGCGGCACAGCGCCAACGGTGCGGACATGCAACTCAGGTAATCCGCTGATCGGCACCGCGCTGCCGGCAAACTCGCTAGGTACAGCACCGTCTGCATCGATCTATCTGACGGGGCAGTCGGCATTTCCGCCCGATGGCTCCGTCGCTGGCGCGTATTCGCAAGCGCCGCCACGTCTGGCCGTACTGGCGGGTTAGCATAATCCACATAGGACGAAGTCCACCGCTCCCGACAGCCGCTCCGCATCGCGAGCCACCGTCGCTGCCAACGCACGAAGCGTCCACGTAAGACAGACGCTAGTGAAAGGCAAGGCAATGAACGTGATGGCTGCGAAGCTCCGCGAAGAGCGCGAGAGCAAAGAGAAGTTCATCGAAGGGCTCGCCGACACGGCGGCGTCGGAGAATCGGGACCTGTCCAGCAACGAGCTGGAGCTGATCACGCGCGCGAAGGATCGCGTCGCGTCGATCGACGAGCAGGTGAAGGTACTCGCGCGGGAGTCCACACTGGACGAGGCGGCGCAGACGCGGCTGGCGCAGCTCGCCGGTGCGGCGATCGGCGGGGCCGAAGCCGTGCAATACCGGACGGCCGGCGAATACCTGCACGACTATCTACAGGGGATCATCGGCGAAGGCGACAAGCGTCGCACCGCAACGGAGCGGATGCAGCGCTACCACCGGGCCGCGCAGCACGTCACGTCCGGCAACTTCACCGGCGTGTTCCCCGACGCGATCGTCGGGCCTGTCATCAACACGATCGACAGCTCCCGGCCGCTCGTGTCCGCCGTCGGCGTGAATCCGATCCCCAGTGGACCGTCGTTCCGCCGGCCCCGGCTCAACGACCCGGACGCCGGCACCGGTCTCGGCATGGCTGTGCAGGCGGCCGAGAAAGACGAGCTGGTTAGCAAGGCGTTCACGATCACGTCGGACAACGTGCCGCTGAAGACGATCGGCGGGTACGTCAACGTGTCCCGGCAGCTACTCGACTGGGGCATCGCCTCTCTCGACGCTGTCGTGTCGCAGCTCGCCGCCCGCTACTCGATCAGCTCCGAGAAGGCGGCCGTCACGGAGATGGCGTTGTCCACTTCGCACGTTGCGCTCGCCGACGCCGCCGACGCGCAGACGACGATCGAGGCGATCTATCAGGCGGCGGGGCTTGTCTACACGCAGACGGGCGCGCTGCCCACCACGATCGCGGCCGGCCCGTTGGGTTGGGCGCGGCTCGGGTCGCTGTCCTCAACGGACGGTGTGATGACGTTCCCGTTCCTCAACCCGGTGAACGCTTCCGGGTCGATGGCGGGGCCGACATCGTTCGCCGGCAACCCGGTCGGGCTGCGGCTCGTCGTCACGCCGGCGATCACCGACAACACGTTCTATGTCCTCAACGGACTCGCGCTGGAGCTGTACGAGCAGCAGGTAGGGGCACTGTCTGTTGTGGAGCCGAGCGTCTTGGGTATCCAAGTTGCCTATGCAGCCTACTTTGGATCTTACCGGCCGGCCCCTAACGGTGCCGTTCACGTCTCGCCGTAGAACAGGGGTTCGCCATGTCGGTACGCGCGGACGTCGACTCGCTACGGTCCATGCTCGGCAAGAAGTCCACAGAGGACGACAAAGTCCTATCGATGTGCCTCGAAGCCGCCGGAGCGTGGATCTACGATCGCGTCCGCGCGTCCGACGTGCGCACACCCGAAGTTGTGCAGGCGGTGCTGCTGCTCGCGTCTCGGCTCTACAAGCGACGGTTGTCGCCTGAAGGTGTCGCCGGATGGGACGATATGGCAGCCATCCGTGTCGTGTCACGAGATCCCGACGTGGAGCGGCTCATCGAGCAGCACATCGACGCCGGCAAAGTCTGGGGCATCGCATGATCCGCGACGTCCGCGAACAGATCGCCGCCGAACTGCAGACGGTGCCGTGGCCCGTCCACGCCTACAAACCCGACGACGTCGGATCCGTTCCGTGCATTGTGGTGGACCGGCCCACCGTCGCCGTCGACGTGCAACACAACGTGTTCACCGTGCCGATCGTCGTGATCGGACTCCGCGACGGCAGCCACGAAGCGCAGTCCGAACTGGACGACGCCGCATCCGCTGTGGTGCGCGCGCTCACCGGGCCGACGTTCGCCGTGTCACGCGTCGAGCCGTCCGTCGCGTCGGTGGCGGAGCTGACATACCCGTCTTACACACTGACCGTCGCATGTGGTGCGACGTACTGCTAGGGAGCGACAACCATGACTGCACCAGTGCTGGACGTGAAGCCGCTGTTTGTCCGGTGGATCCAGCTCGAAGTCACCGACGCGCAATCCGTTGTGCACTCGTTTCAGTGCGCCGTCACGCAGGCGGGGCTCACCAGCACCGGCGGGGATCCGGTTTCGCTGAACACGCTCTGTCCAGAGGGGAGCTTCAGCGAAGCCACCGAACGGACGTGGCAGCTCACCGTCACCGGTGTGCAGGATGTCGAAAGCGCCGAGTCGTTTCAGATGTTCCTGCTGGAGCACGACGGCGAGTCCGCCACGTTCGTGTACTACCCGAAGACTGACAAGGCGGGGACGCCGATGGGGCGCGGCTTCACCGGCAACGTGACGCTGGCACCGCCCGACAATGTCGGCAATGCCGCGTCGGGTACGTACGCCACGTTCACGGCGACGCTGCCGCTGCAGGGCAAGTACTCCATGGTGGACGCTGCCGGCAACCCGATCCCGAACAAGGCGGCCGTCAAGCCCGGCGACGTGTTCACCGACAGCAATATCACCGCATCCGATGCGAGCAACGCCACCGAGTTGACGACGCTCGGCTACGTGCCGGCTACACCGGCGGCATGGGCCAGCCTGCAAAAGTTCACCGTCTCGTCCTACGACTTCAACTGGTCCGGCACCGCGTGGGCACCCGGCGCGCACGCGCTCGCGCGCAGCGGCCCCGCGAAGGCAGACGCGTCCGCATAGTGGCGTGGGCGGCCGGCCCGGCGTGACTAACCTCCCCGGTGCACACCGGCCGGCCGTCCACTTCGGAGGGAGGGATCGACGTGCGGCAGCGCATGACGATCGAAATGGAAGACGGCACCACATACGATGTCGAAGCCGACGGCCGCGACATCCGCGCGTGGGAAGCCGAGTACGCCCAGTCGTGGCTCCGCACCGACACGTCGGCGACATCGGTGACGCAGCTCGCGTATCTCGCCGGCCGGCGAAGCGGTGTGCTAAACGGCGCATGGGCTACCTACGACAGCTTCGACAAGTCCTGCGTGGACGTCCGCGCCCGTCTCGACGAGCAGCTCGTCGCGGACCCTACCCCGCCGGATCGTACGGGCGGCTCGTCTGCTCGCTCGCGGTCCGGCTCAACGTCTGCCCTTCGCAGCTCGAAGCCGAAGGCCCGGCCGTGATCGCCACACTGATCGACATACTCGTGCCGTCCATACCGGACGAAGACGATGTCGACGTGTTGTGGCCCGAGGAGGCGCGAGCCTAATGCCGGCGACGATCGAGATCCTCGGGATCGACCCGTTGACGCGGCGCGTACAGACGTGGCCTCGCGTCATCGACAGCGCCGTGCGCGATCAGATCCTGGTGGAGTCGCGGCCCCTCATCGACAACATGCGCTCACTCGCCAGCGCCGTCGGCGGTGTCGCCGTGCACGCCTCGCGGCGACTCGAAATCGTGTCCACTGCGGACGGGATCAGCGTCACGGCCGGCGGCGACCCCACAATCTTCGGTGCCGAATTCGGATCGAAACGCCAGTCGCGGCGGCGGCCCTCGTACGTGAACCGTTCGCGTGCCGGCCGCCCGTACATTGTGCGTCGCCGCACGACCCGGCAGTTCCATCCGCACCTCGGCCGGCGCGGCTACTGGTTCTGGCCCACCGTCCGCAAAGATCTCAAAGGCATCAACCGGCGCGTGTACGAGCTGCTCGCGAAGGCGGTGAATCCATAGTGGCCGCAGGTAGCGAAGCGCTCGTCCTGAAAATCTCCGCCGACACGACGGCCGTCGCGGCCGGGCTGCAGCCGATGTCGACGGCGCTCGACGGGCTGAAGACGACAGCGGCGGCGACAAGCGAACAGCTCGGCGCGCTGTCCGACAAGAGCGTCGCCCCGACTGTCGACACGTCCAGCATGGACAGTCTCGCGAAGGCGGCCGACGAGACGACCCAGTCGCTGTCGACGCTCGACACGCAGACGGTCACGCCGACCGTCGACTCGTCCAGTGTGGAACAGCTCGGCACATCCATCGACGACACGAAAGATTCGGCCGAGGAGCTGTCCCGTTCGCCGATCACGATCCAGATGCGGCGCGAGGCGCTCGACAAAGCGAAGCGCGACATTGAGGAGCTGAAGGATCGCATCGCCGAAGAAGTGCAGATGGGTGTGTCCACACGCGACAGCGAGAAGGAGCTGTCGGCGCTGCAGCGCTCGGTGGACACGCTCACCGACGAGGACCACACGATCGAAGTCAGCGTCGACGATGTCGACACATCGTTCGCGTTGGAGAACCTCGGTAAGCTGCGCAAGAACGCGCGCGCCGTCACCGACGCGTTCATTTCGCTGCAGTCGGACGGGCTCAACTCGCTACCCGGCGCGCTGTCCGCCGCGAACACGAGCATGCTGCTGCTGAACAACTCGATCGACAGCTACATAGCGAAACGCGAAGCCGCGAACGTCGCGACGTCCACAATGGTCGGCGGATTCTCGAAGGTGACCAGCTTCCTCGCCGGGCCGTGGGGTCTGGCGATCGGTGCCGGCATTACGCTGCTCGGCACGCTGATCAGCAGTACGCACAATGCCGAGGAAGCGACGAAGGATTTCGCATCCGCGATCGACTTTGAGGCGGGCGCGCTCGACCGATCGAACCGGCAGAAACTCGCGACCACGCTCGCCAACCAAGACATGCTGAAGGAGACGGAATCGATCGGCGTCGCGGCGTCCGACCTGATCACCGCGCTACTGGAAGGCGGCGACGCGTCCGAACGGATGCATACGCGTCTACAAGGGATCTTCGACACGGCCCCCGGATTCTCGGACATGAAGAACAACGCGAAAGAGGTGCTCGTCTCCTACGAGGCGTTGTCCAAGGAATTGGCGGCCGGGCAGGTTATACAGCAGGCGACTAAGCGCGCTATCGGCGACGTCGGCGAAGCATCCAAGTCGACGGCAGCAGCGACCAAAGACCAAGCGTCCGAAGTGGACAAGCTCAACCGGGCGTACGAAAACGCGATCAGCTCGATCAAGCTTTACAACGGTGTCGTCGGCGACACGCATGCGAAACAGATCGCGGTCAAAGAAGACTTCGCGAGTCTGCGCGAGATCGTCGGCGAAGCCGGCCGGGCCGTGAACCACGCGCGCACCGCGTTCGATCTCAACAAGCAGAAGGGTCGCGAGGCCGAAACGCAGATCGACCGCACGGCCGCCGCGATCGCCGACCTCACGCAGACGCAGCTCGACTACGCGATCAAACATGGGAAGTCGACTGACAAGATCGTGGAGAACTACGGCAGGCAGCGGCAGCAGCTCATCGACACCGCCGTCCAATTGGGACTGTCGAAGACGGCCGCGACAACGTACGTCGACAAGCTGCTCGACACGCCGAAGGAAGTGAAGACGAAAGTCACGGTGTCCGGCGCGAAAGAAGCCGAAGCGGCAATCGATGATGTGGCCCGCGCGCGAACCGTCCACCTAATGCTGGAAGCGTCGCTGTCGCCGAACGCGAAGAAGCTCCTCAACGATCCCCGGCTGAACGGGTCGAACAATCCGAACCTGCAGTCCGCGCCGGCCCCGCCGCCGGCCGTCACGCCGCACGGCGGGCTGACGCTGCTACAGCCCCGCCTGTACCTGGACGGTCGGCCCATCCGGTACGCGCTGCGCGGCGACGTGCAGTCCACAGTGGCGGCGCAGCTCGCCGCGACACGTACGCGCGGGAGGCTGTAGATGGCTGTCGTCGTCACGATCACCACAGCCACCGGGCCGAGCCAGCCGAACGTGATCGCCGTGTCCGGGCTCGACCCGGCAACCAACGTCATCACCATCATGCGGCGGGTCGGCACCGCACCGGCCGAGACGATCGGCGGCTCCATCGTCGTCGACAGCGTCACACACGCCGCGTCCTATGAGGACTACCTGTACCCGTTCGACACGCCTGTCATCTACGAAGTGTTCGACTCGACCGGACAGGTGCCGCTCGGGTCGGCCACATCCGGGGCGGTGCCGTCCGGCGGCATGCCGTGGATCCGTGACGCCGTGTTCCCCGCACTGCGGTATGTGGCCGTCATCATCGTCGACGTGACTGACCGGACACGCGCCGGCCGGATCAGCCCCTACTACGTGGCGGCCGTGCCCGGCGCGGTCACAGCCGGCGACGTCCGTTCGCTGTCCAACGGCACGCTCACGTTGTATGCGCGCAGTCACGCCGAACGTGACGCGATCGTCGACACGATGTCCACCGGCTCGCCATGCCAGCTGCGCATCCCCGCCGCCTGCCAGTCCGTTGTGGACGAGATGCTGTTCGCGCCGCTCGACATCGGCGAAACCCGGTACGGCACCGCCGGCGCGTGTCTGCTCACAGTGGACTTCCTCGAAGTCGACCCCGGCGAGCTGGCCACATTCAAGCCCGTCACGTACGGCGTGCAGAAGACGAACGCTGCGGCGGCCGGGTTGGAGTACGGCAAGATCGGGCCGCCCGCGACTGAGCTGGCGCTGCAGTTCGTCGGCAAAACCTACCGGGATATGTACCTGTCGCCGACGGGGATCGAGCCGTGAGAGCGCCCGTCAACCCGCCGCCCGGCGGCCGCCAGCGGATCACCAGCGTCGCCGTCGCGCTCACCGTCGACGTGTGGGAACAGCAGCCGCAAGACCCGAACACGGCACCGCTCGCGCAGCTACCCACAGTGGACGGCGAGCTACGCGACGACGCGTCACAGGCGGTGCCGCGTTCGATGACGCTACGCACCGCGCCGATCCCGTCGTGGCTTGCCGCCGGGATGTGGATCCGCGCCACCGTCGGTGTGCAAACACTGCAGCCGATCATCTACCGGCTGCCGGTGCTGTGCGTCACCGATATCGCCGAAGACTTGTCGTCCACCGGCGGGGCCGTCATCACCGCCGCCGATCCCGGCGAGATCGTCAACGGCCGGCCGTACGAGGCCGACACGGTCCTGTCCGGCACACTGCGCCAGCTCGTCGCCGACGCGTGCGTGCTCGCGCTGTCACGCACGACTGACGTGTCGGCGGTGCCGGCGCTGCCGGTGCCGCTCGCCACCGTCGCCGAATTCGGGGCCGGCCGTTGGGACACTTGCCTGTCCACTGCGGACGCGCTCGGCGTGGCGCTGCGTTTCGCCGACAACGGAGACGTCGCCGCCCTGGTGCGCGCGGCCACACCGCCCGCGCCGGCCGCGATCGTCGAACGGCGCGTCGCCGACGGCGGCACCAGCCATCACGTCCGCGCACCCACCGACGCGCGGGTGCTCGTCACACGCGGCTCCGACACCGTCGGACTCATCGGCGCAGCCAATGCGGCCGCGATCACCGGCGTCGCACCGCCGCCCTGGTACCGGCCGTACGTTGTCACCGACCGGCAGAACGGCGACGCGGCCACTACGCAAGCGCAAGCCGACACGCTCGCCGCCGACCTGCTGCGCGCCCGACTGTCCGAGCTGGACAGTTACGAGTCGATGCCGATCCTGCCCGCACCGTGGTTGGAGTCCGGCGACGTCGTCGAATACCTCGGGCTCACGTACATGGTGCGGGCGGTCACGCTCGCGGTGCCGTCGCTCGCCACTGCCGTCACACTAAGGCGGCTGCTATGACACGGCCCGAAGACGAATACCCGTACGCGCGTAACGAACGCGCCGTTATCATGCGCACCGGCACCGTTACCGCCGTGCACGCGTCCACACTGGACGTGTTGCTGCCGGGCGGGCCGATGCCCGGCGTGCCGCTCGGCGGCTTCACCGCGATCGTCGGCGAGAACGTGACCGTGCTGCTCGACCGGGACAGCGCGCTCGCGATCGGCATGGTGGGAAACGCTGGTGCCGGCACCGGACCACCCGGCCCCGAAGGGTTGGCATGGCGCGGCCCATGGTCGGCCGCGACTGCGTACGCCATCGACGACGCGGTATCCGATGGCGGCAGCTCATACATTGCGATCGCTGCCGGTACAAACCATCAACCCGCAGCGTCGCCGACGTACTGGAATATTCTCGCCGCACAAGGATCCGCCGGCCCGCCCGGCGCGGACTCCACTGTGCCCGGACCGCCCGGCGCGGAAGGTTTGATATGGCGCGGCGCGTGGTCCTCCGCGACCTCCTACGCCGTCGACGATGCCGTGTCTGTCGGCGGCAGCTCGTACATTGCGATCCTGGCCGGCGCGAACCATCCACCCGCGACATCGCCAACGTATTGGAGTGTGCTCGCCGCGCAGGGATCCCAAGGTATCCAAGGTATTCAGGGAATCCAAGGCGTCAAAGGCGACACCGGTCAGCAGGGAATCCAAGGCGTCAAAGGCGACCAAGGAATCCAAGGAATTCAAGGCGTCCCCGGACCGCCGGGGCCGTCGGTGCCGTTCGCGATGGCGGCCGGCAAGGCAGCCATAGCCGACCGCAACCCCGACACGGGCGGTTCGGTTGTGGTCACCTATCCGGCCGGTCGCTTCACGCAAGCGCCGGTGATAACCACCGGTGCGGCGACCACCAACGGCTACGCCACCAGTGGGTCGGACGGCTCCACGTCGCTCACATCGTTTGTGGCGAAGGCATATAACCCTGGTGCGACCGCTGCCACGGGGCTTGTCGTGCATTGGGTGGCGACGCAGATGACATCGGCGTCCGGCCCCGGCCGTGCCGAGCCGTCCACCGTAGACGACAACACGCCGACCCATACAGTCGTCTGTGATACCGACGGTTGCGGCAACAGCGGGATAGCGATCGACGTGCCGGTGCCGTCCGACGCGCTAGCCGTTATCTGCGGCGCATGCGATCGCGTGATAATCGGATTCGAAAAGTAGGAGAGACAACGATGGGAACCACAAGCTTCTACGGGCTGCCGTATCCGGATCCGACATCCACCGTGGACATACCCCGCGACATCAAGGCGCTCGCCGACAAGTTGGAGCTGTGGAAGAACGGCCTCACGATCCCCAGCGGGTCGATCGTTGGCGGCGGCCCGTTCAGCAGCGTCGTCGGCGGGGTCACGCGGCCGGTGCCGTACGCCACATGGGGCGCGGCATTCTCTGTGGTGCTTGCGAATCAGGCGTTCAAGGAGATCACCATCAACCTGCCCACCGGACGGTTCACGCAGATACCTGTCGTGGCCGTCACCGCATATCAGGTTGCTGTCTACTATGGATACGCCGGCTCGGTTCAGAGCGTCACGCAGACGTCGGGCGGCGTGGCGTACCGCGACGGAACCAACGTCAGCAACACGATCACCGGGCACATCATCGCTATACAAACCACACCGACGAGCACGCCGTCCGCGCCCGGCCTCGTCGCCGCCGCCGAGCCGACCTATGTGCGTCACTCCATCTGCCGCACGGCCGGATGCGACAACTACGATGTGCCGATCGGCTGCGTGGACATGGAAGCCGACGTCCTCTGTGGACCGTGCGGCGTGCTCATCACCGATTTCGATTAGAGGAGACAACGATGCCTAGCACTTTCAGCCCGGACCCGAATCATCTGCTCGGCGGTGCCGGCACCGCCGCGCAACAGTCTGCGCGAGCGAGGCAGGTCGCCGACCCGGGCGGCGACGGATGGGACAGTCTCGCGTCGACAGCGGTCGCCGGCACGCCGGGCTCGTGGGGTCCGGCCGGCGCGGCCGCCCCGTCCAATCTGGCGGAGTGTGCCGGTGTGACCGCGACGCCGGCCACGGCGTGGATCGCGCCGACGTACGTGATCCTGCGTGACGGCTCGTCGCATGTGCATTGGACGGGCACCGCGTGGGCGGCCG